CGATATAAGTTATAATTTAATGTTGCAAATAAAGTAGATCTAGTACCGTTACCTGTATTTGCAACAAATATTTCAGACGGGTTTCTACTTTTGTTTAATATTGGAGATAGTAAACCTCCCGTTAAATTATTAATAGTGTTTAAAGCACCGTTTTGTTGTTGTGGATTTACATATGGTGTATTTTCATCAAAGTAATCTCCAGGTATAAACGACACAGGAAAATATGTTCCTGTAATTCTGTTGGCCAAATTAACAGCATTTACTAAAGGATTTTCAGGAACTGTAATCTTCCAATCTCTAATAAAGAAAGGTTGTTGACCTGTTGCTAATAAACTCGCAGTAAATGGGTCAGATATTGTATCTAAATTTATTGCACCTATAGTTGCCTGATTAATTTCTTGAGCAACTCTTTCATCAAATGCGATCTTTAATTGATCAGCACCAATTTTAGCTAAATAACTATCAGATGACAATGGACCATTCGATCCAATCGGGTCATCTTGAAATATCATATTAAATAATGAATATGATGAATAGTTGTAGTATCCAGGATTCCAATAAGGTTGGTATATAGGGTCTGAAAGGAAGGTATCCGTAATTATAACTAAATCTGTGTACCCTCCTGATGGTCCCCATCTATTTGTTACATACGCCGATTCAATGTAAAATTCATTGATTACAACTAAACCTTCCTCTTGAGCGGCATCCAAAGGATAGTATGGCCCTTGATTTGGTTCTAATACAGGAGTCAAATTAACTCCGATTGGTACTCCAAATCCTCCGTCAGGTCCATATTCATTTAGAGGATATAGATCTTTAGCAAAGATGTTTGTCGATACATAATTGTTGGGGGAATCAACAACATTACTGACTGTTAGGTCAGTTTCATAATTGATTGGGTTTTCAGGAGAAGTATAACTTCCCGGCACATTATATGGTGGTAGGTTTCTTACCAGTAACTGTTTTCTGAATGTTTCTGAATTACCAAATGATAAAAAACTTTCGGCCATACTTTTATTTTATAAATAGATTATAGTCTATTTTTTTTTATAGTATATTATTGGTTTTTCATACCTGTTGCTGCCGATGGTGCGGACCCTCCGTCAAGAGAATATGATACAGCAGTTGAAACACTTGGGTTTTGGATAGTTTGTAATAAAACATTTGTAATTTGTTTTTCATCCATTTTTGCGGTGTTTGCATCACCTTCAACTTTGACATCGATTTCAAGTTTTTTAGGTTGAGAAGGTTGTTGTTCTCTACCAAAAGTAGTTTTAACACTTTCTATCGCATTATCAAAAACATTTTTAACATAAGTTTCAGTTCCTTTGATGTATTTGTCAACTAAGGCAAGAGAGTTGGTACTAAAATCTGACAAAGCTTTGTCCATCATTTCTTTATTATCTGTTGCAAATCCATATCCAAAATCTTCAACAGGTCCTGAAATACCTTGAATATTTTCTCTTATGCTAGAAACCGTACCTAATCCTTTTTTGTAGTTCTCGGCTAAACTTTTAGTGTTGTCGGCAACGAAATATCCTAATTTTTCTATACTTGGTGCGGTGGCTCTTGCTAGTGTTCCTGCCACTTTCCCACTCTGTAAGTAAGCATTAATTTGTTTTGTTTGATCTAATTGATTAATTGCAATATCCTCAATTGATTTGGAAGACTCTTCATTTGCTTTCTGTAAATTTTTAATGTCGTCGGGTGTCAACTCTTCAACTTTTTTGGTCGTTTCAAAACCTTTTTCATCTTTAACTTGGATTGTTGCAACACCTCTCTCATCTAGTTGTGCCATTGAAGCGATAAGTTCTTTAGTGGCTTCATCACCTTCAGCAAGTGACGGCATTCTAATTTGTTTTAATTTTCTATCAAAATCACTAGCTTGGATGGACATTTTTGCAAACTCGTCGGGCATCATACCTAATTCATTTGCAACTTCTCGTAACCTTCTTTTAGCCCCAGGTAATATTTCCATCTTTCCTGTCTTTTCGTTAAAAGTAGTAAACTCTTTACTAAGGTTTACCATTTCTTTTTGAAGTTGTTCAGGATCGTTTTGAGCTAAGTCCATCGCTCTTAGTGGGTCAAGTAATGCCCCTGATGTTACACCCAATCTTTGGAGTGCGGCAGACATTTCAATGGCTTTTTCAGGTGACATTAATCCTTCTGCCAAATCAAAAACATCACTCATTTTTACACCTAATCTTTCTGAAGTTGCGGCCATTTTTGCTAATCCTTGTACACCACCTTCGAAATTATATAAATTCATTTGTTTTAAATTTGATGAAACTGATTCAGCAACTCCTTTTACTGAAACACCAACACTTCTTGCGTAATCAGTAACTTCCGCCATTTCTTCACCAACCGATTGAATTGAAACTCCAACCTCTCTAAAATTAGCCACTAATTCACTAACATCTCTTCCTGTTACTTTTGATGTAGCACCTAATTCAATAATTGTTTTGGAACTTAAACTTGCGGCAGTTCCTAAACTATCCATAGCCTCCGTTAACAGTCCAACAACTTCAGATTCTTGATAACCAAACATCATCAACTCAGGAGTTGCCTCTGCAATAGTGGCCCTAAATTCTGATATTCTATTTTTTGCTAATCCAAAACTTGATTGTATTTCTGTGGCCTTAATATCTAACTCTTCAAACACAGTTTGGTCAAATAGATTGGCAGCATCCATAAAACCTTCCACTGCAGTTTGAAAGGTTTCTTTAACTTTTTCGATTACATTGTAATCGAATGCGTTAAGTGTTTCTGAAGTTTTTTCTATTTTTGATTCACTATCTTTAGTTTTATTTTGTTTTGTGATCGACTTTTCCAAATTTTTTATCCTAACATCCTGATCAGAAATCATTTGTTTGAGTTCTTTGTTAGTTTTGTTGTCTAAATCGTCTTCTAATGGCATGTTTGTTTTTTTTCAATAAATACTTTATTTATTTTTTTTAGTATCTTCAACATACTTGTCCATTAGATATTTTCTAACATAGGTAGGCATAGACATAAACTCAGAGTATTGAGTTCTGAAAATTCTTGAAAAGTAGTAAAACTCGTCTAATATAATTGACTTATACTGATAAGAAAGGCCGAAAAAACTCCACCCCAAAAGTAATATCAATCATTACTTTTTCTCCTGACGGGGCTGTTACTTCTTTTTTTAGGTCTAATCTTGGTTCGTTGTCAAAAATAAATCTTCTAATAAATTTAGAATCCCCGATTGGCATTTGTTCTATGAAGGTCGCAATTTTGTTTCTATCGGTGTCACCATCAATCGCAACAATTTGTTTGTTTAATCTTGTTGTAATAACAGGAGCAGTTCTTTCAGATGGATAACTGTCAATCAACTGATCAATTTCCATCTTGTCTTTCATGTTTAATATTTTTAACCTAACAGTTTTTCCTGAAACAGGTAACTTAGTGGTAAATAGACCATCTTCGTCAGGTGCTACTAAAGTTTTTTTATAATTCAATTCATCAAGTACAATTGTTGTCTTGAATCTTTCATCCGTTGAGGGGTCTGTTGCGGACAATGTATATTCAGGACCAAAAGATGTGTTTCTTAAGAATATAAGAACCGCCTCAATATCACCGTCAATCATTTCTTCTGGTCTTAAATCTCTTTCATAAATTTTACTTCGAAGTAATGGTGCGATAATACTTTCTTGAATACTTTTTTTCGCATCAGCATTTGCAATTATATTTTCGTCCGACGCTGTCAAGTAACCTACCTTGATGGATTTCTTTTTTGATTTGTAAAATATACCTTTGCTTGGTAATTCTATAACATCGTGTGGTAAATTAAACTCGGCTTGTCCTGCCTGATAAACATCTTGTTCCATAATATAAAGTTCTTTTTGTATAAAAATAGAAAAGACCTATCACTAGTAAAGTGAATAGGTCTTATTATATGTTTTTATTGTTCTTAGTAAACTAATATACAACGGTCCATTCTCATGTTTGCTGTAATTTTAGCAATACCATCTGTTGCATAAGATAGAGATCCTCCATCATATCCTGTTAAGAATGTACCTTCCAAAATCCATTTTTCTACAACAACACCTGTTGGGTCTAACATCTCAAGGTCAACATTCTTTTTGTAACCCGCCGCGTAACCCATACGACCTGTAACTGACTCAGCACATAAACGAATCCATTCCATTACCGCTTGTGACGCTGAAGGCCCAATTGGGTCACGGAAAGTAACGGGAAGTTCACCCCAAGTAAATCTACCTGCCACATATGTTGAAGTGTTCAAAAACTGAATCTCTGTTGCCGCAATTGTAAGTTTTGGTCTTGAAGTGGTTTCTACATACCACTCATTAATACCAAGTGATGATGGAAACCTTAAAATCCATCGGTTCTCCCTTTTCGGTTCGTAAGGGATCGGCATTTTCATCAATAAATCAGCCATATCTTATTTTTTAAATTTGTTTTTATTTTTATTATAAATACTATGAAATAAAAATTTTTCTATTTACTTCAATAATTTTTCAAGTTATATCTTAACTAGACCAGTTTTTAACTAGAATTTAGTTTTTTTTCCTCCTCCAGTATGATAAATATCTAATCCACTTTCATCATCAAAATGTTTTTTCATTGTTTCTACATTTTTTAAGTCATCATCTGAGAAACCAATATATGGTGTAAAATAATTACTTATCTTGTTTTTCATATAAGCTTTTTCTTGAAGTCTTTGGGATAGGTTTCTTACATATTCCATAAATTGTTTCATAGCACTTACCTTAAGTTCTTCAGGATTCGCAGCTGAACCCTCACCAAAAGTTACAGGATGCCACTTACACATCTCTAAATAAGTTCTCACAAGTTCGTCATCGGTCATATCCTCTTCATCAGAGATATCTCTATACTTTCTTAAATTTTTGACCAACTCTTTTTCGTTCAAACCATGTTTGTTTTTCTTAATAAGATTGTATACACCATTCTTTAAAACACTTGGGGTGTGACCTCTTGCGGTAACTATAGCAAAAATAGAACCATTATTAACCGCCTCAACAAAGTCGTCCCAAGCAGGTCCCACAGGTGCTTTCATTGCATCCTGTAAGAATTTTTTATCTCCCGTAACTTTAAAATCTCTAAAAGCGTCTTCATCATAACCAACTATTTTATGTCCCTCGTACTCAAAGGGTTCTTTTCCTACTTCACTTCTATATTCTGCAAAGTCTTCCGTTGACATACCAACACTATTACCCTCTTCATCTTTTAAATAAATTTTAGTTGGCATATACATAAGATTATCATCCCAGTCAAAAGCATAATACTTCATTGTAGGTTTTAACTGATCTTGAATTATCTCTGTAATTAATTCACTAACAATTTTTTTGTAATTCATATAAATAAATATCTCTTAAATAAAAAAGGGGAACTAATGTCCCCCTTCTTTTTTTATTAACCACATTAAATATTCTCAAACGATGCTCCTGTTGGAGTGATGTAGAATGTAATGTCGATGAATTCAAGAGATCTTGTAGGTTTAATGTAGATCTTACCTGTCATTTGGTTTCTGTCAATATCCTCAGGATCTGATGAAACTGTTACACGGAAGTCATATAAACCACGGTCTCTTCTGATTGAATCTAAGATTGGGTTAACCGCATTTAAGAAGTCTTGTCTTACTTGTGCGTCGTTTTGTTCGAACAACAATCTTACTGATACAGCTGAAATCAACTTACGAGCTTGTAGTAACAATCTTCTTACATTGATTCTGTCAAGAGCTGATTCTCTTACTTGTAGAGTTTTGTTACCCCAAATTACTGTACCTACATCAGAGAAGGTTGCAATTGGGTTAATTCTACCAACATATAGAATGTCTCTATCTTCTTGTGTCAACTTTTTACGAGCCTTGATACAGTTAACAATACCACGAGTGTAACCCGCCGCTGCGAACCAAGGGAACGCGATGTTATCTGTCAACGCTAAGTTTCTTGTTACCTCAGCCGTTGGTGGGATATAGATTTGAGTATTATTTACACTATCTCTTGTCAATACCCATGGGTAGTAAGTTGCCGTGTAGTTAGAGTCGATTCCTGTGTTGTCTAAGTTATCAACCGCTTCAGTTGGGTAGATAAAGTAGTCACCGCCTGTTGTTGTTGGAACGAACAAGTCTATGTCTGGAGTAGTACACACATAAAGTGAATCTGCTCTGTTAAACTCGATCATCTCAACCGCATCTTCAACAAGGTTACTGTTACTTACATAGTCAATACCTGGAGTTACGAATACATTGATATTTGTTGCTTCAGGGTTTGCAAATGTTTGTTGACCTAATAAGTATGCATAATAATCAGTATTTGCGAAGTCTTGAGTACCGTCACCCAAAGAAATTTCTTTAAATGCTCCCCAACCAACTGCATTTGGATATCTTGTTGATGGACAAGCTCCGTTAAGGAATCCTGATCTACCAATTTGGAATCTATCTTCGTTAGTTCTCCATTCTCTATAGATATCCCATCCGTCAAATCCACCTTGTACTAATAATGTAAATTTACGAGCGAATAATCTGTAGTATGCGTTTGTAGGTAATTCAGGTTCAGTAATGAAAGGTGAGTTACCACAGATAAATCTTGGGTCACCTGCTGTTGAGAATCCAGGTCCGATTGTTAATCCACTTGCGTTTACATCCATGTGGAAACCTGCAGATCTGTAGTTCCAATCAATACCATCAATGTCACAAGTATTGTTAGGGTTTCTCTTACCAACATACTCAAAGAAAGCTGGATCCCACCCGTAAGAATTAGAAATGCCTAAGTATGTTCTTCTAACATTGTCTCCTGAACTTAATGTACTTGATATTGCACCTGAAGAAAGTGCAAATGGTGGATTCCATATTGTTTCACCAGGGAAGTCATATTTACCTTTGATAATTGGGAATGGAGATTGAGCTCCTGCATAATTTCTAAAGTTGAATCCGTTGAAACCACAAGGTAATGCATCGATAGGAGCGTCTTCCGAC